GCCATTGCCTGTAAGTTCTGCTGTTGTGCATTAAGCGCATCTTGTCTACTTTGCTCTTGAAGTTTCTTAATCGTTTCAACTCCTTTTTCGAAGATACGAATAGCTTCATTTGGGTTGTTAGAGTTCTGCATTTTGATAATTGCCAATGCCAATTCAGGATCCGAACTAACCGGCAATACTTTTTCTGCAATAGCAATGATTTTAGACTTCATAAAGTCGCTATTCGCTGCATTCTCAACAAACACTCCATAAACATTCGCATCCCAATCTCCCGGTTTTACTTGTAATAATTCATATCCTGCATCACCTAAAAAGTATCTCGTGACTTCTTTACCGGACCAAGCAGGCTTCAACTCTTCAAGTAATTTTTGCAATATGATTTGGCACATTGTGTACCATGTAGTTAAATATGGCTGTGTAGTCATTTGACTTGCCATATTAGCGTTCTGCATAACACCTAAGCCGGCATCTGATTTTGTAATGCCTTGACGCGCATCATTGATACCGGTAATCATCATCACGTTCATATCTAAGAAAGTAATGAAGTTCATTAGTTGCGTTAATGCCATTGATCCGGACATATCTTTTACATCAGGTTTCATGGCTTGTTTATTACCACCACCTAACTGCATATCACCTTCTTTGGCTGTATTTATTTTCCAAAGACCACTTGCACGCATATTATAAACGTTGTCGGCATTGTCGCTTTCAATTGCTTCGTCAAAAATCAATACGTTTCCTTGAATTTGATTCATTAAACGCTCAACATTGAAAAATGCTTCCATTCTCAACTCTTCAAATGGCTGAACAAGCCTAACGATTGACGGGTTTGGATCAACGATACCAATAATACTTAAATCCTTTTCACGAAGATTATCCCCGGCCATGTTCTGCCCCGGACGTGGACGAACTCTATGATAAATACTACCAATTTTATACCCTTCCCAAATTTCCTCAATGTATCTGTGCTCGTATTTGCTCGAAGCTGAATTGTCGCTATCATCAACAAAGTGGATATGCGGATTGTCGGCATCAAATTTATTTTCGCTGATTTTTACACGAAGTCTTTTACTTGCTCTCCATGTTCCGAACATAGCAGAAATATACAGTGCACGATAACCATTTCTTTCGCTAATAAAACCGTTGCATCCTGTTTTCTCAAAGATGTTATTTACGTGAATTTTTCCATCAACAAAGTTATTGTGCATTGTTTGAAGATTCTCTACATCTTCTTTAGGTAAATCAGGGAACCGGTTAATAAATCCCATTGGCGTATCGACAATATATCTCCATGCAGCTTGTCCATGGTGAATAAATGGCGAGTTAGGGGATAGTATATACCCCAAATCTCTAGGATCAATTCTATCGAAATTCGGATCGTCCAAATCAATATAAACTTGCGAGGCCATTTCGTTACAAATCAAGTAATCACGATAATTTTGGTTTGTAAGCTTGTAGCGAATATTCGAATTGCTTGTTTTTGACATCAAATAATTCAACGCATCCTGCATCATTATCTCGTCTGCTTCCCTGTAAGTAGAGAAGTTCATTTCCTCGACTTCCTGCGGTAAAACAAGCTGTTCGTCTTCTTCATAAAGTTTATCACCAAGAATTTTATCTATTCCTGATTGCTGTCGGACCATTCGCGCAACTTTTTCACTTGCTTCAGCAACAAACTTCTCCAATTTCGAAACTACTGCATCTGCATTGGTAGCTGTAACGGCATATTTTATTGGCTGTGTCCATGCTTCACCTATCAAGCGATTAAGAATTGTCGGTATTCTGTTTACCTGGCGTATTTCTGCCGGGATTACCTTTTCAATTCCACTCGTTCCTTTCGAGTAAATTCCTGTAACGCGCGTAAGTAAAGCTTCGTCAACTCTTGCCTCTGCATATTGGTAATACTTTTCAAGTTCAGAACGCTTCCCGAACTGCCCGTCAAAAAACATATTATCCAAGTGACGTGTCGCCCACTTGTGTTGAGCACAATCATTCTTGCTTTTTGCGCCTTTAGTCTTGGCCGGAACAATGTATTCTGCCGTTTCAATTACCGGTGCTAATTTTTTATCCTCCTGTGAATGAGATTCCATATTGCTGTTTTTGAAGTAATTCGTGATCGTTTAATGTTGTAATCCATTTTATTCCGCTTCCTTCCCTAATTGCGTAAGGAATGAACGTTGTTGGTTTTTTGGCCGGTGCATTTTCCTTTCTTTGGAAATATGTTGCGTTATTCTTTGCATGGAGTACGCACCATAAATAAGCCATGGCTAAGTCGGTGTTTTTGATACCGAAATTTGCTAGGTCGTCTATCAACTCAACAAATGCAATATTGTAGAAGTACTTTTCAAATTCTTCTACTGCATATTCAAGCGCCACCGCCTTATTGTGTGCCGAAGGAATAACCCCGTATTTATTGCTTGTTGTGCTACCCATTTCAGTGAGTAGATTCGGACGTTTCGCCAAATGCTTCTCCATTCCATTAGCAATGAAATAGTTGATCATATCTTCGTCAATAACCTCGTACAGTAATTGACAATCGAAGTACATGGCCGTAAGCATTGCATGGTAATTGAAATCGTCTTTTGTTTCCGGCCGGTGCAGATAGATACAGATAGGCAAATTTCCAACTTCTTTTGCCCCTTGAAAATCTCTGTAAATCATAATCAGACTGACTTAGTTTATATCCATCGACTGCGCCAACATCTTTACGCATCAATGTTTTAGACGGATGCTTTAATATTTTCCAGTGCCCATTTTCATCATGCCTAAACTTCACAACTCGTTTACCGTCCTCTATTGTCATATAGAGCATCCCTTTGTCTATTGAATCTGTAAGTGGTTTATTTGTGAGTATTTCATTACGCTGCTTTGAAAGTAATTCTGCCTTGAAAGAAGAAGTAGTAAAACGAAGGAACATATCATCTTCATTGGTAGGATAGTTCTGCCGGTGTTCCATTTCGGCCTCCTTATTCTTTGTTTTCTTAACCGCTTCAAGTTCTTTATTCAAAAACGTAAGTGCTTTTTCCTGTAAAGATTCACCCGTTTCGAAATCGATAAACGGCTCCGGCTTTCCGTCAAGTCCTTTTTCAAAACCAAATAACGCCTGCTGTGCAAGAATTTTGAATTTATCAAACTTGTAGTGATGTGCGTTGTGCCATAATTCACAAACGTCTTTATAGCCTTTGTGGTTTGAGTTCGATGTACCGCCAATGATTGTTGTTCCGAACTTTGTTGCTCCCTTTTTCATATTGGCTCGGTTAGCCATAATCAAAGGAATCAAGCAGTCAATCTCCCCGGCTTCATCGACAATAATCCATTTTGCCCGGAACGACTTTGCAACGTCTTTGTTGACTACTTTCATAAAGGATATCTTCGACTGCAGTCCGAATTGTCGTCTTTCCTTTGTTTCTTCATCGGTTTCATACCAACCGTAATGAAGTGTATCTTCTGAGTTTTTTAGTCCCGGATTGTGTCGCATACATGCCGGTAATCCATTCCAAGAAGTATCGTATTTATCGCGGAAGTTGGCTAAGTGTTTTACTTGCTCCCCCTTTGGAAATAATGCAACGATGTTGTTGTTTTCGTGGAATTGTGTTTCCTTCAACGCTTTTGAAGTCATTGAGTACGAGAAGCCTTTATCACGCGCTTTCCAAACAAAACCATCTGTTCCCGTTTTTTCGCAGTTCTCTATAAAATTGAAAAGGTCATTGTAAACATCAACGTGGTATGGACTTGCAAGTGTTTCGTAGTTGTTCTCGTCAAGTATCTTTAGTTTGGCAAAGTTTAAGTGGAAATAATAGCTTCCTGTAATCTTTTCACCACCTACTTGGAAACCATTTAGGATATAATACTCCTGTTCGTCCAACCAATCGTTCCATCGGCTGTCGTTAGCTGGATAATCAGGTAATTTCTGTCTGATTATCGGTGAAAATTTCCCATAATTTGCCAACTACATAAAGGCACCACTTACTCTATTGCTGTCTATTTCGTATTCTTTCCTCAGAAAGAGTTAACGTTGCTCCCGCCTTAACGCGACCGATTTTATTTTTCTCTTGCTCTGCAAGTTTGTTCATTTTCTCCCTTGATTCAAGAATTTTAGGTCCCTGCTCAATCATTTTCAGTAAGCTAGTAATATCATCGTCTTTCAACTTAGTATTTCTGTTCTTGCTCTCCATGTGCGCGGAAATCTTCTTGATCGATTCATCAACAGCCTTTTTCATTCTCGTATAAGGATTTGCAAGATGAATAGACTGATACTCTTTTATAGCTGCCGCAATCTCTTTTGTGCTAACTTGCGCTACGGTAAGTCCGGTAGACTGACGCGCTTTAATATCTCTGAGGTCCGAATCTAAATAACAGTACAATTCATTATCGCAGTCGGCCATAAATGCCACATAAGCTATCCCTGGCGCTCCAAGTTCCTCAAAAACTTTACGAAACGACAAAATCGAGCACACATAGTCCTCGTCAAACTCAAATTTCTTCCCTACGGAACGAATTTTTATCAGCATATTATCTTCGTGTCATTCGATCTACATCGGTAGTGCCGGAGCAAAGACAATTTCTTGTCGCCTTTAACTTACCACCGTTCTGCAGATTGATAGTTTTCTTTGTCGGTAATTTTTCCTTGTTCATGTTGTCGTTAGTACGACCAAATCCCGGTTTTGTCTTTGCCATAACGCTTATTTTACGATTGTTACACCACACTTTTGCAACTTTTCTACAAGTTGCTCTTTAGGCATTGTTACTTGAAATGCTTCAAATGGCGAACCCGAAAGGAAAACCTTGCAAGTTTTGTTATTGGCCTTGTCGTTCAAGTCCCAATCGGTGATATTAATAGCATGAATATCAAAATAGTTTAATTTTTTGACTTCTTTTCCTGCCCTATCAACCTTAATTGTTTCTAACTGAATTTTTATACAACTCATGAATGCCTATTTTTATACAAATTTAAAATTCTTTTACTATTGGGTGTTACTTTTTTTCGCATACCCATTTTTTTGAAACGATTTATCTCATGGAAGTACTGCATAATCTTTAATCCAATGATTCGCATGAACTTCATTTGGTAGAAATAATCTTTTTTAGCCTCCCTGGTAATTGCATCTGAAATGTGTTCAAACCGGTTGTGCATTTCGCGCAAAACTTTCGCTGCTTGCATGTATGGAAGCATTTTAAAGTATGGCTGAAAGTGGTCCGCGATTCGTATAGATGTCAACGACTCAAATGGATCCTGCATTGCTCTGAATGAACAAAACATCATAAATGCTGTGTCGTAATACGTCATGCCATGCTTTTCAGCAAGCTTCTCTAATATTGGAACGAATGCCGGTTCCTCACGCAGAAATTTCACTTTAGATATTACAAATTCAAGATCTTTTTCACGATACAATTCATTGTACATCATTGTTTTATCTTGGTTTGAAGCATACAGTTTTTTAGCAATTATCTTATTTGATAAAATCGCCTCTTCTTTTCTGTAATCCGTCCAAGTTTTCTTTTTCTGTTCCATTATTGCGCTATTGAACAACCAAGTTTTTTTTCATAATAACTACCCAAGACACGCATTTGATTTTCGTTAAGGTTAAACGAACTTTTTATTTGGGCCAAACTGTAATGCTCATGTAGTTTCAAATACCGGTCGCTTCCACCAAGCACAAAACCTTGAATTAAATCGCGTTTAAAAGCGTGGCTATCTTTCTCAAAAATACCTTTGTCACTTACTCCGATACAGTGGTTTGAGTTGTATAAGATGATGAAGTCCTCCCCTTTATCAAGCAAGTCAATCAAATACTCTAAACACGATGCATCTTTCATTTTTGGACTGAACTTTTCTGTTTGTTCAGTAAGTGCATACTTTTTAAATGTTTCAATTCCATTAAGAACTGCATCAACCGATCCATAATTTCTAGACTTTACAATTTGCTGTCCATTCGGAGCAACCAATTCAAACCAAAAGTCTTGTCCGATTTGATGATATACGTATTTTGCTGACATAGTTTTATTTTAAATACCAATCAATAAGTTTAAGTGTGCCATTTACTCCAACACCAAAATCTGCACAATACCCTTCTTCAGATAATTTTTTAAGCATATTCGCTTGTTCCTCAATGTGCATATCGAACCAATCGCCTTTCTTGCGAATCTTGTAATCGCCCTGTAAAAGTTTCTTTGAATCCTTTGGTCTGCGAAGTACTACATCTGATTTTTTAATCTCAATGTACAAGCCTGCATACTTAACAGTTCCACCCTCAATTAATTTCGTTGCTTGCCTAGCAATAAACAAATCAGGGTACGCGCGACCGCTTTGAATAGCCTTTTGTTTAATAGCTTGTCCCATCGTCAACTTAATCCCGGCACCATAGTCGAAGCGGAAAACTAGATCCGGATATTTTACTTTCATATACTTTGCAATTGTCATGTATATGTTTTCTTCTTTAGCTTCTGCCATAATTTATTTTTGCTTGCGTGAGTGGATGAAGAATAGCGCGGACTTAGACGTTTCCTAGACGTTGTTTAATAGTTCGTCCGCGCTTTTTATTCTACTTCTTCATAATTGGGCCGGATGCCGGAGCCGGTGCGGTTAGTCTTCAGTTTTTACTTCGTCTTTCTTAAAAGCGTGTTTGATCTTTGAAAGGAAATTTTCTTTCACCGATTTCTCCTGCTGTTTCAAAATCAGTTTTGCCAAATCATTTTTTGTTCCGATATGAATGTCGATCTCGCTACCAACTACTTCAACATATCTGCTTTGTGTGTATAAAGCACAATCAGCCAACACCTCCATTCCGAAAAGAATATTCAGTCGTGCCCAAAAGTTCAAATTGGTAATTGAGTTGAAGCGAATAACTCCAACATATTTGATTTCCTTTCCGTTTACAATCTTTGTTTCGTAGCCGGAGCCTTGTTTTTTTTGTTCTGCCATATATTTGGTTTAATGTTTATACTTCTTACTTTCTCTACCGTTGAATACTATTTCATTGTTTACCGAATACTTTCCCCTCGAATCGCGAATGATTAATTTCTCTTTCACCAATCTCGAAATGCTCATACTGATTGTATTCACTTCTTTTTTGCAATGCATCGATATCTCCTCTTTCCTTTCCCGGTCCAACCGGAAACAACCCGTATCTTTTTCCAT